TTAAGCGGCGTGCTCCGCTTCCAGATTTTCCATCCATTTTTTGAGGCTGGATCGACGCGCAGCAACGGTGCCGCCGAGCTTAAAGCTGGGCATAATTTTATCGTAGACCAGCCGATAAGCTTGGCGCCTTGTGACTCCTAGATACTTGGCGATAGGCTCGACGCCCATCAGCAAGTCAGCTTCGTTATCGTTTTCATGATCCATGTAGATTCCCACTTTTCTTGATTTTTTTGGAACAAAGATTCCGGGTCGGCGTTATCGCGGCGGTTCCCCACAACTGAGGAAATTGAGATGACGCCGCAGTTCGCAATGGCAGCTAACTTCTATTATCTGGACGAACAGCCGAATGGTCTTTGGGCTGTAAAGGAAACCGTCAGTCAGAACCCGGTTTCTCTCAATGGGCAGCTTTGTTGCTCGCTGAAGAAACGCGACGCTGAAGAACTGATTGAGTATCTGAATGGTTTGGATGAGGCGCTAGCGGCTTAGTGGGGTATTGACCAAACGGGATTTGAAATTAAACTTCGTCTCGTGATTGGAAAGTTAGTCCACATGGAGGGTAGTGGCATGGCTGACCTTAGGTATGATGTCCGCAAAGAGCAGGACGGTAGCTGGACGGTTGTTAACACAAACAATGCTCTGCCAGCAGCCGTGAATGGAACGCTGCTTCACGATTTGTCAGAGGACGAAGCTAGCGAGATGGCTTATCTGTTTAATCACTGCGACATTCGATGGAATAGGCATCCGATACGTCATCATTAAATGACGTAGGGTACTGCGAATTGGAATAATAGCTGATCTGCATAGCAACAAACTGCTGATGCCATGACGATATTTCATTTTGACAAGCGGCAAGAGCCGGATGGAACATGGACCGTCGTTAAGCTCTCAACGGGGGAACCTGCGAAGCTGAACGGCCAATTCTGTTGCAACCTCCGGCGCGATGAAGCCGAAGAGATAACCAATTATCTTAATCTGTTGGCGGACCCTGACGAGCCGCCGCCTTGATAGATCGCACCTCATCACCCACGACGACGGCCCGACCGGTTGCCGCCAGACGGCGAGCAACGGGCAGGGGAATTCCAGCACTTCCAAGGGAGGCCCGGCCTATGCGCTGCGGGCCTAGCCGCAACGCGTTGAGATAGGCAGCGTCGATACTGTTGCCGCGGCTGTCCATCACGCAGCCCTCCGCTTGAATGGACGGCGATTGTCGTTGGCTGGTCGCACGCGGCGCATACGGATCTTCTCGCCCGTTTTGCGCGACACGTCATATGCTATGTCTTTGATATTTGCGGCAGTCGCCGGGTCGCTCACGCGATACCAACGGGCAATCGAAAGGATTGCTGCTGCTGTGGTGCCCTGAGCAATGAACTCGTCGGCGGTAAGGATGTGCGTGTGTCTGTTAGACATGAATAGATGCTCCTCGTGTGGTGTTGGTAAGCGTGGCGACCTGTGGCGTGAAAACGCTCGGATCGTCGATGGTTGGAAAATTTGGGGGCGCTACGCCCCGTCGCTATCTTTCTCGGTAACTCATGTGACGCCGAGCCCCACAGCGCCGATGGTCACAAAGAAACCAATGACAACCGTCATCTCAACGGCTTCGCGCGCTGCGTATCGTATCCAAGGCATGGGGCGGGCGTGCTTCTTTGCACGGTGGTCGGGACGACGCATTGGTTCGTCACTGCCTGCGCGATGCACTTCGGTGCGCAGTTCGGGTTCCATATCGGCGAGCATTTCCAGCAGGGCGCGGTTCATCACGCAGCCTCCGCCAGCTCGGGGTCCTCACTAGCGACAGTCTCAACGCTGGCGCCGGCCTCGCGGAGTTCGGCGAGAAACACATCATGGTTAGATGTGGCGATCGCGCCGCTTGTCTGGAAAACTTCGTATGTTTCGCCTGGGCAGAGCTTGGCAAGGCGCGTTGCCTCAGCCAGTGCTTGCTCAAACGAGCCGTGTTCATACGGTAGGGTAGTGGCTACGCTGACGCGGCCGGTTATTTTGCCGCGGCGGAATACAAAGAATCCGCCGCCGATTACTTCGCTCTTTCGAGGTGCTGGCGATCTTCTTTTTCTCGGGGTTTTCGCGTTCGTCATTAGGTTACTCCTCGTGTTTGGTTGGTTCAGCAGATCGAGCTGGTGAGGCTGTCTTCGTGCTGCTGAGGAGTGATATACGATAAGCGTATTTATCTGTCAATATAAAAATACGAAAAGCGTATATGACACGAATATACGATTATGCGATATATCGGGTATGGAAACGGATATTGTAAAATGGTTTGCTGACGCGCTTGATGCTTGTGGTCTGACGCAAGAACAAGTTGCAAAAGAGCTCGGATTAAACCGGCAGCCTGCGATAAGTGAAATTCTAAAAGGTAAGCGACAGCTGAAGGCCAATGAAATGGTCATAATGAGTAAGCTGAGTGGTATGCCGCTCCCGGATCGTAGCACAAAGATACCTGTACTCGGATATGTTGGCGCTGGCGCGGAAGTTTATCCAATCGACGATGGTGATCCGCTGTACGATGTCACCATCAGTAGCGCACTTCCAAAAGATACGGTCGGAGCTATCGTTCGCGGCGATAGCATGTATCCCATTTTTGAAGATGGAGATCTCGTGGCCTATTCAGGAATCGAGATGCTGCCCGAAGATGCACTTGGTAAAACTTGCATGGTCGAGCTGCAGGATGGTCGTGTCCTTATTAAAACCGTTCGTCGCGGGGCTGTTCCTGGGCTCTACACATTAACCAGCGCCAATGCGCCCGATATCGAAGATGTTGAAATCGTCTGGGCCCGTAAGTTTGTTATGCGGATGCCTCGAGAGTTTTGGCGTTCACTATAATACGATTATCGTTTGAATATTCAGGGTCGCGTAAGCGGCCTTTTTTATTGTCAAATACGTAAATACGAAAAACGTATCTTTTAGAATTGACGAAAATACGAATCGCGTATATATTTCATCCCATCAATCGACACAAAGAATGTCGGGACACAAAAAAGGAGAATGAGTTGCACAAAGAGAAGCCGGAGCTTCCGCGACCGGACAGATAGTTAAAAGTCACCCAAGACGACCAGCCAATACACGAGGAGAAAATCATGACCAATACGATCAGAGCGCTTTTCGCCGTCAACGACAAATACCCACCGTAGACCAACAGGAGCGCTGGCCTCGCATATGAGGCTGGCGATGTTGCGCGTGGCCATGGCGCTTTCCTTCATGACCATTTCCAAGAGGAGAAACGATATGCAGATTGTACAGGCCAGAGGCCGCGAAATTCCTGTAGTGACCCGTCATAAGAGATACACGCCTGAACGCACTCGCGCTGAGGCACTGTTTGCCAAACCAGTTCAGGGCAACAAGCCGCGTGTTCTTGAAGATGCACCAAAGATGAGCATGAAGGCGGCAGCACGATCGGCTGCTGTCGACGAAACAGAGCATCAAAAAGTCTTCCGTCTCGTGCGTGAGCGGCGATTTGAAGATGCAGCACGTATTGCGGCGCGCCTTATTAACGGTGGTCGTGAAGAAGGTTTCTACATAGTTGACGGCGCCGATCTCACGAAAGCCACCGCATGGCACAAAGGGTGGGTGACAGATAAGACCGTGCGTGCGAACGTGCATTACATCACCCCTGCACGAGCTCAGGTGTTGCTGATGAACAATCTCAGCAACCGCAATGTCAAGGCGGCAAATCTTGCCAAGATCATGCGCGACATTGCCGATGGCCGATTTGTTCTAAACGGTGAGACGCTCATCATCGCCGATGACGGTACGGTCAACGATGGACAGCATCGCTGTTTTTCTATCCTCCTGACTGGAATCCAAGTAGAATCCTTAGTGGCATCAGGCCTGACGAAGCAATCAATGCGGACAATTGATATTGGCATCAAACGTGAAGCCAAAGATCGTCTCGCGATAGCAGGCGTCAGCAACTATGTTGTTTTGTCGGCTCTTTCTTCACTCGCTTTTGAGCTTACAAATAACCGCAAGCCAACCCCATCCGAGTCTGAAGATTTTTACTTCGACAATGCCGATGGGTTTCAATTAGCACTAAGTGCTTGTGGTACAGGTTTTAAAGGAATCGGCCAGGCACCAATGGCTGCCGCATCTTTCTATCTCCTACGTAACGGTGAAGATGTAGATGTAATCCGCACGTTTTTTGCCTCAGTGCGTACTGGCGAAATGCTAACCAAGCGTGACCCGCGCATGGTCTTACGACGGGCGATTTTCGAAGATGGCAAGAAAGTAAAACTGCCTCGCGAGAAATGGGTGTCGGCGTTTGTTGCCCACTTCGAAAAATACAAGCAGCGCAGGTCTATGACTGACCTTGTTTTTGATGTCCCATTGAACTGGAATTAAAAAATGAGCCGCAGGCCATTCGATATCGAAGACATCTTCATTGGCGAACGTCATCGCCACCCCGACATGAAGAAGGTTGAGGAGATTGCGCGTAGCATTTCCGATGTAGGTCTTCTGAATGCGCCTGCGGTTTGCATGCGTGATGATGTAACCATGCCGGACGGGGAAGTATGCGACAGCGCTCCTGTATTGATATTCGGTAGGCACAGATTGTTGGCTCTGCAATCGCTAGGCCACACCGTAGTCGAGTGCGAAGTTTATGAAGTCGACGATCTCCGAGCTGAGTTGATGGAGATCGATGAGAACCTGGCTCGGTCCGAACTGTCTCCTGCTGAAGAGGCCTCTCACATTGCGCGGCGCAAAGCGATTTGGGAAAAGTTGAATGGAGAAAAGACAGGTGAACGGAATCCGTCCAGCAGTCTTTCAGATGGTCGCAAGTCCGGCCCACAACATCAAAAACAATTCGCAGCCGAATTGGCAGACGTTACTGGCGACAGCAAGACACAGATCAATGTCAAAATTGCTCGCGCCCGTGACCTCGGCGACGACATAAACCGCATCGTCGGCACCAGCTTAGACAAAGGAGTCGAAATGGACGCTCTTGCCAAGCTTCCAGAAAAAGAGCGCGAAAACCTTATCAGCCGAGCGGAGAGTGGTGAAAAGGTGAGCGCCCGCCCAGCGCAAGAGAACAAGCCAATAACCGCCGACAAGGCGTTTGAAATTATTGCGAATGGCGTCGTCGCCAATCCGTTGATCTCAAAGTCAGTTGATGACGAGGAACAAGAATTCTGGCGCTTTTGGGCTTCGCTTAGCATCGGGGCTAAGCGCCGGATTATGCCGCAGATCATCGCCTTGAACGGCACCTTCGGCAAATAAAAAAAGGCGGAGTTTATGAGCCGGCACCACCCGCTGCTCGCTCCGCCTCGTAATACCCCGGCTTACACGAGGAGGGCTTGCGCCACTTCTACACCGGGGGTTCCTTCGCGAGTACCACCCCGCGCAGGATCACAGATGGCTTCACCAAAGCCATTTGTCAACCAACACCACACACGAGGAGAGCATGAAAGATTATGAAACCATAGAAGAAGTGCATCGTATGCACGAGGTGGGCGCCAACCCCACTGAAATCGGAAATGCGCTTAGCCTGCCCAGATCGACGGTAGCTTCAATTCTCCGCCGACCGATCCCAAAATCTACAGCCGACCGCGTTGTTGTGCGGTGCGTTTCGAACGGTGGATGGTCCACGGCCAATCACTGCGTCAGTTATATCGCTATGCCACGCATCCGTGCGCTGGAAGCCGCGAACGACAATTACGAACAGCCGGGCGCAATCGCAGCCTGAGCAACGTTGGTCGTGTCGTTCTTGACCGGCCACAGATCAACCTCCTGACAGGAGGAATATCAATGAAATCTCATAACTTGCGTGAGCCCCACAAGGCTTACCAAACCAAATTCACGCGGACTGGCGAGCGGGACACGACAAACCGCAAGCCTTATCGAACAGCCGCGCAGAAGCTTCATGCCCGAGACACTGCCGTCCTTAAAGATGGTCGGTATGTTTCGAACGCTCCTGTGTCCTTCAGCAGAACGAAGCGGGGTGCAGCGTGACTTGCGAATGTGGTGACTGCTGGGATCTGCCCGGCTCAATTGTGACCCACAAGCTGACAGGCTGGAAGGGGATCATTATCGGCGATCGAGATGGCTGTATGTTCCTCACGGTGCGGTTCTGGATACCAGGCACTGGCCTTGGGACGATCGAGGTTTCGCGCTTCGAAGTCGAACCACCGGCCAATGATGGCGACGGCGGAGGCGGCTCTGAGGTGGGCACAGAAGAAGACAATGTCATTCCAGTCGATTTCACCAAGGGCGTGGAACTTACCAAAAACACCAAAACACGAGGAGTAGCTTGATGGGTAAATTTAAAGTGGGTGACCGGGTGCGGGCAATTCATAGCAGTAGCTTGGGATTGTTTTTGACCGGTCATGAGTACGAAGTGCTTGCTGTCAGACACGAGAAAATCACTGCGATCAATGAACACGGACAGCGCGATAGTTGGGGTGCAGACCATTTCGAGCTTCTGCCTGTTGCGGCGCAAACGTTTAAGGTTGGCGATCGGGTGCGTACTGAGGGTTGGTCGCGGTTCTACGAGGTGGTTCGTGTGGGAGATGGACACATTTGGGTGAAGCTGTACGACGGCAATTCATCAAAAGAATCTACGGCAGGTAAAACCTTTGAGTTTGAGGCTGCCCCCCTCAAAATCGAAGCAGGCAAATACTACCGCACGCGTGACGGCCGTAAGGTTGGGCCGATTGTGGTGGCACAGGGTAATGGTAAGCCTTGGCCTTGGAAGGATGCGACACGTCCTTTTTATTACAGAGAAACGGGGTATTCATGTCCGGGGGCAGCCGATCTTCACAACGATGCCGACGACCTCATCGCCGAATGGATCGATGAGCCTGTCAAGGTGGCTGCGCCCGTCGCAAAACCCGCCATCGTTGCGCTGATTGAAAACGGCCAGCCAAAGCCGTCCGTGGCGCCGTTCGTTCACGCCAATGAAACGTTGGCCGCAAAGGAAGCCACGCGTCTAGCCAATCTCCAAAAAGGCAAGGAGTTCGGCGTGTACGTGCTGACGCAGAAGGCGAGTGAGCCTGCACCATCCTATAAGCACGAATGGCAACGGTTCGCTGCTAAGGGCGAGAAGATTTCAGCGATCAAAGAGTTGCGATCTGTAACTGGCCTCGGATTGAGGGCGGCAAAGGATGCCGTAGAATACTGGATCGCTCACGACGAGCCGTACTCGCGCATCGCCGCCTAACCAGCAAATCCCACCGATAAACCAACCAGCCCCGCTGCAATCGCGGCGGGGAACGAGGAGGTATTATGCTCAGATTTCATAAGGACGGTGCCGAATGACGGCGCCCTTCAAAGACTACGTCGTCGAAGACGACCGGATATTGTCCAGCGAAACGACGCTGGGTCTCGGCGATCGCTTCGTCCAAGGGCTGTTAGTTGTTGCAGCATTAGCGCTGGCCATCGGCTTTTACTCATGGGTGTTGTCGTGACCTACCCACGGTTCCCCACGCTGGCCACATCGGCGCCAGTCTGGCTGATCGGCTCGCTCATCCTGCTGGCCATGATGATCGTTATTCAACTTACCCACTAACCACACACGAGGAGTTACTTATGGCCATCAGCCTATCAAGCCTCAAATCGACGAAGAGAAACGACCCGCCAGTCATGCTTTTGTATGGCGTCGACGGCATCGGCAAGACCAGCCTTGCCGCCGAGTTTCCAGATCCGATCTATCTGGCAACAGAAGGCGAACGTCCGCCGTCCGACGTCGAAATGGCAACGCCAGGCACGATTGAAAGCTTCGACGACTTGCTCAACATTATCGGCGAACTGCTGACAGTTGAGCATGATCGGCGCACCGTCATTATTGACAGCGTCGATGGCCTCGAACCGCTTGTCTGGGCTGCGACATGTGCCCGTTTAGGGGTAAACAGTATTGAAGAGCCAGGTTTCGGGCGCGGTTACGTCGAGGCTGATAGTGAGTGGCACGAGCTGATGTCTGCAGTCTCAGCGCTCTCGCGTACTGGAATCCACGTCGTGATGCTGGCCCACCCTGAGATTATTCGGTTCGACAGTCCAGTCACCGATCCATACTCACGCTACACAATCAAGTTGCATAAGCGAGCCAATTCTCTCGTCCGGGAAAAAGTCGATATCGTGGCCTTCATGAATTATCGCGTGTCCATCAAGGAGAAAGAAGTCGCTCGCCAAACGAAGGTGGCGCACGCCGAAGGTGGCAAGGAGCGTAATATTCATCTGAATGAAGGCGCGGGATATGTGGCGAAAAATCGCTTCTCTATGCCGGACTCGATCGTTTACCGAAAAGGTCAGGGCTATGCTAAGTTAGCGAAGTTCTGGGCTGAAGAAAAAGCTGAAGCTGCATAAGCTTGCTGTTCGAGTTGAAAAGCCTGCCTAAATCCAAAGCGGAAGCAATGGCGCTAGGTGTAAGGCACTTCTTCACTGGAATTCCGTGCGCTCGTGGACACGTTGCGAAAAGGTACGCTAGCACGGGTCAGTGTACTGAATGCCAGTACCTCCATAGGCTCAACTGGAAAAGCAATAATCCCGAAAAAGAAGCCGAGAGCAGACTTCAAAGCGTACGAGCATGGGCGCTCCGAAATCCAGATCGGAAACGAGATTTGGCGCGTAAGTCAAATGCAAAGCCAGATGTCTCGGCGAACAACGTAGCAAGAGCGAAGCGATGGAGAGACAAAAATCCTGAGCAGGCCAGAAACTCTCGGCTGGTATCTAATCGGAATAGGCGCTCAAGAAAGAGGGGCGCTGAAGGTACTCATATCGCCGAAGACATAGCCAACATACTGAAGCGCCAAAAATACAGATGCGCTGAATGTGGAGTTTCGGTCCGAAAGATTGAGCAGCGGCATGTTGATCACATCGTACCCTTAGCTTTGGGTGGATCTAATTGGCCATCTAACCTGCAAGTACTCTGTCCTGCTTGCAATCTGCATAAAGCGGCGAAAGATCCGCTAATTTTCGCTCGGCAAAAAGGGCGACTTATTTAACCACACCACCAACACGAGGAACTAACACATGGCGAGACTTGGAACGGCGTTTGACGCCACCCAGCACGACACGACGCAGTCGGACTATTCCGAGCTGCCGAACGGCACATACAAGATGGAAATCGAGGCGGCCGACGTGGTGCCGACTTCGACAGGCAGCGGCACCATTCTGAAAACCACAATGAAGGTGCTCGAGCCTGCTGAATACGCTGATCGCAAGCTGTTCAACAACTACAACATCGAGAACAAGAACCCGACCGCGCAGGAGATCGGCCAGCGACAGTTCGCCAGCCTTTGCCGTGCGATTGAAATGTCTTCTGTTGAAGACACGGACGATCTGCTCTTCAAGTCGTTCACGGTGCGAGTGGCCCTCGGCAAGCCTTCAAAAGACGGCCAGTATCCGGCGCGTGCCGAGATCAAGAAATACTTCTTCCCCGACGAAAACAACGTGCCAGAGCCGAGCATTGACGCTCAGCAGCCTGCGGCGGCAGCGCAGCGACCAGCCAATGATAACCGTCCTGCAGCGGCAAACAACAACAAGCCAGCGCAGCCAGCAAAAGCTGCGGGAAGCCGTCCTTGGTCTAAGGCCTAATCTAACCACGGCGCGGTCACCAGCCGCGCCTACCACCAACACGAGGAGATGCACATGCGGGTAACGCTTGTAGGTGCGGTGACCATGAAAAGCGTCTTTGCGATATTCAAGCAGGTCTCACCCGAAACAGATCGGCCATTTCGGATCATCGAAACATACGTGACATCGGAGGGGATGCGTTCGCGCATCTGCTCTGGCGCTTTCTCCACGATCGATGCCGCTCAAAGTTGGCTTGCTCAGTTAGAAACCGGTTCGGCTTAACCGTGGCGCCTCTCCCCAAACCACAATCTACAACCGTCGGCGCGATCTATGCTGCTTACGAGGCCCAGGCAAAATCCTGGGACTCGTGGGGCATCAGCGTGGGCGAGGCGGGCGCAGAATGCGACAGGGCGCTTTGGTATGGCTTCAGGTGGGCTTCCGCCCACGAGGTGCACAGCGGCCGCCAGCTGCGCTTGTTTGAAACGGGCAACATCGAGGAAGACCGGCTGGTCGCTGATCTCGAGCGCATCGGCGTCGACGTGTACGGTCAGCAAGACAAGATTCGGCTCGTCTCTGGCTTCGTGCGCGGCAAGTGTGACGGTAAGGCAATGAATGTGCCGGAGGCGTCGAAGACAGAGCACCTACTAGAGTTTAAATCGAGCAATGCCAAGGGCTTCGCGCTGATTGTTAAGGACGGCTGCCAGAAAGCAAAGCCGTTGCACTATGCGCAGTGTCAGCTTGGAATGCATGCCTTCGGTTTAAGCCGGTGTCTTTATCTCGTCTCGTGCAAGGACAGCGACAGTCTCTATTCAGAGCGCATCGAATACGATCTGGAATTCTGCCTGCGATTGGTAGCGCGCTGCGAACGCATCGTGTTTTCGGACATACCGCCGAGCAGAATTAGCGAAAACCCGGAGTTCTTTGGATGCATGTTCTGCAAGCACAAAGCGGTTTGTCACCACGACGCACAGCCGCGTGTGAACTGCCGAACCTGCCTTCATGCTCAGCCTGAAAGCGGCGGCGATTGCCATATTTCATGCGCGCGATGGGCAAAGCCATTGTCGATCGACGAACAGCGCGACGGGTGCCCGGCGCATTTGTATCTACCGGGCATGGTGAATGGCGAACAGATCGATGTCGACGAGGATGCCGAGACGATCACTTATCGTATGAAGTCCGGAGAGGTTTGGGTGGATGGGGCTAAGGGTTAGGACCAGTATTTGGAGAGGTCATTGCGATGCATTTTTAAGCCATCAAGTATCGCTTTTGCATATTCCTTCAGTTCAGCGAGATTTTCTTCAGCCTTCTTTCGTTTGTATCCATGATCTAAAGTACGTTCGTTGAACCCGCTAACGTCACTAATCAAAGTCAAAATAAGATCAAAAAGTTTGTCGGGTATGTATTCAGCTATTAGATCAACGTCGTCTCGGTCGATTTTAATTTTGTTAACATGGTTTTCGTGATGCCCGAATAAGTTTTCCGCTTCGAGGGGGGACTCTATTATCTGGATCAACATACCCTCAATTTTGTCGATAGCCTCCAGCTCTTTCCTTAGACTTCGCTTCACCGTCGCAACATGCTGTCGTCTATTTGCATCCAACTGTTGCTTAGCAACAAGAACAGCGATGATGACCGGAATTCCAGCCAACAATGTTCCATATATACCGCCAAACTTAACCAAAGCCTCGATCCACGATCGTTCTGTGGCAATTAGCCAGCCCAAAATTAGGCAGCAATAAGCGACGTAACTCACCGTCACGACATACAGAACCACCATCCAAAATCTTTCATTTCCAGACAAGGTAACGCCCCCAACATGCTAACCTTACGAAACTACCAGTCAGAAGCAATAGACGCCGTTTTCGACTATTGGCAAGAGGAGGCAGGCAATCCGCTTGTTGATCTTGCGACGGGCTGCGGCAAGTCATTGGTTATGGCGTCTCTGATCCAGCGCCTCGTTGAAGGGTGGCCTGATATGCGCGTGATGGTCGTCACCCACGTCGCGGAGCTGATCGAACAGAATTATCTGGAATTGCTTGGCGTTTGGCCGTTTGCGCCTGCCGGCATCTATTCGGCTGGTTTGGGTCGTCGTGATGCGCGCAGTCAGATTGTGTTTGCAGGCATTCAGACTGTTCATAATAAGGCGCAGCAAATCGGTCACGTTGACGTCCTGATGGTCGACGAGTGCCACCTGATCCCGATCAACAGCAACACGATGTATCGCAAGTTCATCGATGCGCTGCTCGAGATCAATCCGGACATGAAGATCCTCGGCCTAACTGCCACGCCTTATCGGCTGGATAGCGGGCGCTTGGACGAAGGCGCAGATCGCCTGTTTGACCAGATCGTCTACACCTACGGCGTTGCAGACGGTATCCGCGACGGCTTCCTTGCGCCGCTCACAAGCAAACCAACGGCTACAGAATACGATGTCAAAGGCGTCGGGCGGCTCGGAGGAGATTACAAACAGCGCGCGCTGGAAGAAGCAATCAATCGAACCGATCTCAACGAAGCAGTGGTTTCAGAGATCATTACTAAGGGTGCTGATCGTCGCTCCTGGCTTTGTTTTTGCGCCGGCGTAAAGGCTGCGCTGGACGTGCGCGACGTATTCAGATCCCGCGGCATTACGTGCGAAGCTGTAACGGGCGATACACCGAAGGAAGAACGCCGCCGCATCCTTGAGGACTTCAAAGCATACCGCATCCAGTGCGTTACGAACAATTCAGTTCTTACAACAGGGTTCAATCATAAGGGCGTTGATTTAATTGCATTTTGCCGCCCAACTCTGTCTTTGAGTTTATATGTCCAAATGGCGGGAAGGGGCACTCGTCCGCTCTACAAGGCAGGTGCGCCACTAGATACGGTTGAGGAGCGGCTTGCTGCTATTGCGTCAGGACCAAAGAAGAATTGCCTCGTTCTGGACTTCGCGAAACTCGTCGATCGGCATGGCCCTGTCGATATGGTCGAGCCGAAAGCACCAAGCGCTGGCAACGGTGAGCCGCCAATCAAGATCTGCCCGACAGTGCCAGACGACAACGGAGCGGTCGGTTGTGGTGAGAAGGTGCATATCTCGCTCATGAAGTGCCCGTGCTGCGGCTATGACTTCCCGCCGAATGAGGATGAGAAGCTAACACGACAGGCCGCTGATGTTCCGATTGTCAGCACCGCCGAAGCAGAATGGCGCAAGGTAACCGGCCGGACGTTTCACTTTCACGAAGGCAAGGACGACAAGCCGCCGTCGGTTAAGTGCAGCTACATCGCTGGCTATACGCAGATCAATGAATGGCTTTGCCCGCAGCATACTGGTTTTGCACAAACCAAGGCGCATCGATGGTGGACGCAGCACGGAGGCCAAAGGCCGTTTCCAAAGACGGTGATGGAATGGCTTGAGCGTCAGCGCGAGTTGCTCACCACCGACGAAATCAGCGTCGTTCCGAACGGCAAATACTGGAATGTAAAGGACGTGCGGGCAGGAACCACGGCCGATAACGACAACGTTCCGGAGTCTGCGAATGACAATGTGTCAGTTGGTCTTTCGGAGTTGCTGGACGACGAGATTCCGTTCTGAAGTAAGCCCCAAAAACAAGAAAGCCCGCTGCACTGGGAGGAGGAGTGTGCAACGGGCTGATCTGGAAAGCGCGACTGGGAGGAGGAGTGCCGCGCTTCGAGTTCAGCCTCTGGGAGGAGGAGTGAGACTGAACAACCCGAAGATAGGTAGCTGGTATGATGATTACAATGGGCGATGATGCACATCAGTTATGCAGCATATGCATGGCCCTAAAAATGGAAAACCGCCCGGCAGCGCAGAAGCGCGCGCAGGCGGTCTTGTCCTCCCCGACGACGATCGTTTAGCAGTATTGATTTAGTAAAGCAACAAGTACCGATAAATACATAATCCCACAAGGTTAGTGGTATTTGATTTGTTCTTATGAGTACATGAATGGCCCAGCGTTCTTCTTCAGAAAAGGCCCGTATCGCGCTTGGGCGGGGGGCTTGGGTCGCGCGATACGGGTGCCGTCCTGCGAACAGGATGCCGACATTAAATAGGTACGAGCGCTGAATTCGGAAATGACAGTTTGTTGCAGTTGCAAATTGTTAGTGCAGCAACCAAAAAAGTCGCCCTGCAGCGAGGGCTGTCAGAGCGACTGCGTACGGCGCCCCCACCCGGAAGCCGATACGCAATTCAAACGTAACATCAAAGGCATGCAAGTAAAGTTACATTTACTTTAGATTCCTGTTGCGTCGACTGACGACCCCGCCACAATGAGCATTACCAGGTCTTACCAGCCAACCACACGAGGAGCACAAATGATAAATCCCGACACAGACAGTTACGATCCGTACACCGCCAGAACCACGGCGCAGGCAGGACACAACAACCCACCGACCTCTGCATATGAAGAGATCAAGCAGGAAATTGAAGACCTGTTCGATGAGGCGAAGAACTTCGCAGACGGCGAACCGATCGACAATCAGGCTCTCGCTGATGTCGTGACTGAACTGCACGACAAGTTGCATGAGGCTGGCAAGCGCGCCGATGAAGTTCGCAAGGACGAAGCCAAGCCGCACGACGATGCGAAAGCTGAAATCCAGGCGCGCTACAATAAGCTGATCGGCAACACCAAGACGTCAGGCAAGGGCAAGGTCGTGCTCGGCAAGGAAGTGCTGCAAGGGCTGCTGACTCCATGGCGCAATAAGGTTGCCGCCGAAAAGGAAGCTGCTGCCAAGGCAGCGCGTGAAGAAGCCGACCGCGTAATCCGCGAGGCGCAGGAGGCAATTCAGGCGAGTGTTGGTAATCTGGAAGCGCGCGAGCAGGCGGAGGAACTGGTCAAGGAAGCGAAACAGGCTGACCGGTGGGCTAAGCGCGAAGACAAGGCGGCCACGACCGGCGCTGGCCTGCGCTCGGTATGGCATTGCGATCTGGTTGACGAAGGCGTCGCGCTTGATTGGGCATATGGCCGTGCGCCGGAGCGATTCAAAGCTGTTGTGCAGGCAATGGCCGAGGAAACCGTACGCGCCGGTATGCGCCAGGTGCCAGGCTTTAATGTGCGTGAGGAGCGCGTTGCTAGGTGAGGTTGTTCCAATCTCTTAAGAGAAAAACAGGGATAGTGCCGAAAGAGCAGCAGACGCCGACCCCAATGCCGCCGCCCATGAGTTAATTATACCCGTACGTTTTACATACGATTGTATTGGTGCCGCTGATACAACGTCGCCTGAGGCAATTGGCAACTTTACTTGTGTCGCCCAAATGCAGAGGCCACACGACACCGCCCAACCAAACGCAGCGATAAAGCCGAACACCTTTGATAAATCATGCATATTTGCCTCCCCGAACAGCTGATCTAATCTTCTTATTATGTTCAATGTGCTAATCAATCGTTACCCCGCCAGCCACCAACTGGCGGGTTACCACACACGAGGAGAGAATGAATGCATGCACCGCTGCCCATCGGGCCTTTTGGCTGCGTCCTTGCGGACCCGCCATGGTCTTTCAGAACGTACGGAAAAAAAGACGTTGCACCGGCACGAGGCCGCCAGCCTTACGGGGTGATGTCGCTCGACGATATCAAAGCGCTGCCCGTCGAACAGGTATGCGCTCGCGACTGTTTGTTGTTCATGTGGACGGTTTCGCACCTGCAGGCCGCTGCAATCGATGTGGCTGCCGCATGGGGCTTCAAACCTGTGAGTGTTGGTTTTGTCTGGGACAAAGGTCGCATGGGCATGGGTTACTGGACACGGCAGGAAGTCGAAATCTGTCACTTGTTCAAGCGTGGCAAGCCTCGCCGACTATCGAAGGGCGTGCGCTCTCTTATCAAAGCTCCACGCCGCGAGCATTCCCGCAAGCCGGATGAGCAATACGGACGCATCGAGAAGCTGGTCGACGGTCCTTATCTCGAGCTCTTCGCTCGTCAAGCGTGGCCGGGTTGGTCTTCATGGGGCAACGAGTCTGAGAAGTATTTGGCCGCAAATGACAATCAAGATTTGCTGGGGAGGGTGGCGGTATGACCCATCCAGATCAATGCCACGTCTGCTTCCGCCACGCCGTAGGTCTCGGCGTCCAGGAACACAAAGAACCGATCCGCTGGCTATGCAAGGAGTGCGCAGACATTGCCGAGCACATCCGATCCCGCCGCAGGCTCGACCCTTACGAACTGCGCGCTCTTGATGCCGGCGTTGAGTCAGTCGGTGCCTTCCTTGGGTCCATAGGCAAAACCGACCTAGCGGAATGCGACGAACTCGAAGCACGCATGCTGGTCAAGGCTGCATGGGAAGGCTGCGGGCGAGGGATGCGGGAAGCTTTGAAGGAGGCGCCGTTTTGACCGCCTACTATAACGAATTCGATCCGAAAGCTGCCGCTTGGCTGCGGGAGCTAATCAAGGCAGGACACATAGCACCGGGAGATGTTGATGAGCGTTCAATTGTCGATATTCGACCTGCCGACCTCGTCGGATACACACAATGCCACTTCTTTGCCGGCATCGACGTCTGGTCCTACGCATTGCGTCGAGCTGGATGGTCCGACGACCATCCTGTCTGGACAGGTTCTTGTCCCTGCCAACCTTTCAGCGCGGCAGGCAAAGGAGGTGGGTTTGATGACGAGCGGCACTTATGGCCGCACTTCCACTGGCTTATTCAAAACTGCCGACCTGCAGTCATCTTTGGCGAGCAGGTTGCGAGCAAGGACGGACTCGGCTGGCTCGACCTTGTACAAGCTGACTTGGAAGGATCGGGCTACGCCAGCGGGGCGGTCGATACCTGCGCTGCGGGCTTCGGCGCGCCGCACATCAGACAGCGGCTCTGGTGGGTGGCTGAGCGGATACCCAACTCCAACGAAATCGAACGGGGACGGCGGGCAGATTGCCAAAGATTGCAGCCCAACGGGCCGACGTTCAAACGGATCGAAGGCGACTGTTTCATTGAACCAGATTTGCCAGTTAACGGGCTGGTCAACAGCATCGGCTCGGGACTGGAAGGACAGCGCAGCGGACATCAAACCGAGAGCAGACGGGACGGAGAGGTTCGACCAGCTGCCGAGGCAGGCGAACTTGGCAGGTTGGACGACAACGACAACGACGGACGCATTGCGCCACCCATCACCGAACTTCAAAACAAAGAACGTCACACTGAACCACGCGGCAGCAATGACGGGCCCAGCCCGACTAACGGCCACTGGTCAGATGCTGACTGGCTCTTTTGCCGGGATGGAAAGTGGCGGCCAGTTGAACCCGGCACATTCCCGCTGGCTCATGGGTCTGCCGCCAGAGTGGGACGATTGCGCGGTTACGGCAATGCAATCAATGCCGAGCAAGCACAAGCGTTCATCGAAGCGTATCGCGAAACCGAATTAGTTGCAGCCAACGACAATCACTGCAGCAATACGCTGTGGCCCTCCGCATAGAGATGGTTGAGTAGGCCAGCGGTGTAGTTGGCTTGCCACTGCTCAAACCCGGTTTGAACGTTACCGCCGAGCTCGGCTACTTGTTCCGTCACTTTATCAATAACGGCCCAGGTTCCGTCTGGCATTTCTCGAATGCTGTATCTGGCTTCGTTCATTCGTTTTCTCCAAGGAAACAAACATGCATACTAACATCACGTCCGTTGTCGAAGAAGACCCAATGCTCGATGTTGCGCTGTCGTATCAGGCGCAAAACTGGCCAGTGTTTCCTTGCCGCCATCGCGACGATGAATATGTCGATCAGGACGGTTGTATTGAAATCCTCGCCACCAAAACCCCGCTCACGAGCAACGGATTCCGTGGCGCGACGCTAAACGAGCGGATCGTACGCGAATACTGGCGGCGCAATCCATCCGCGATGATCGGCGTGCCAACAGGTGCACCAATTGGCGCATGGGTGCTGGATATCGATCCGAAACACGGCGGCGACGAAACGCTTGCATCGCTGGAGGCCGCACACGGCGTGCTGCCTGCAACACTGACAGCAGAAACCACGAGCGGCGGCCGTCACTACTTCTTTCGTCATCGTCAGGGCGTTCGCAATCGCGGCGCTCTTGGTACAGGCGTCGATGTACGCGGTGACGGCGGTTATGTCATTGCGGCCGGGAGCGTGCCAGAGGTTGGCCTGCCTTATCGCTGGATCTCAGAACAGGAGCCGGTCGACGCGCCAGACTGGTTGCTGGAGCTGGTGCTGCCACGCTCGTACGAAAGCACCTACACTGCAGCACCGTCAGTCAGTGGCAAGATCAACGACCGTTATGTCGAACGTGCAGTTCAATCCGAGCTGGACGATCTAGCGCTTGAACCTATGGGCAACCGCAACAACCGGCTGAACGACGCAGCATTTCGTTTGGGCACTTTCGTCGGGGCAGGCGCACTGGCTGAATCCGAAGCTCGCGCGCTCCTTCAGGATGTAGCTCGAGGCTGGGGGCGCGACTGGCCGCGCTGTGTAAAGACGATCGATAACGGCTTGGCAGCCGGTGCGCGCAGCCCGCGCAATGTGCCGCAGAACGACAATGATAACACACGTCTCGTCGATATCAGCCGGATGATTGCCAATGGACTGGCCAAAGCTGAGGCGCGCACCGACGTTGTTGCAGAGCCAGTCGCGGACTTATATGAGAATATTAGCAAAAGCGAACAAAATACTGAAAAAAAACGAGCAATCATTGCAACGCCTTTTGTCTGGAAAGACCCGGCGACCCTGCCACGGCGCGAGTTTGCGTTCGGTAAGCACTTCATTCGCAAGTATGTTTCGGTGACAGTCGCGCCGGGTGGTCTTGGCAAAACTGCGAACAGCATCGTCGAGGCGCTGGCCATGGCTTCGGGTAAAGCGCTCAATGGCACGAAGCCTCCGAAGCGCCTGAAGGTCTGGTTGTTTAATGCCGAAGATCCGCGCGACGAGCTCGAGCGCCGTATCATGGCCGCTTGTATTCATTTCAATCTTAAGCCAGCGGATATCGATGGGCATCTCTTTCTAGACACAGGCCGCGAGCAAGAATTGGTCATTGCGATCGATGACAAGAAAGGCGTGCGGATTCAGGAGCCAGTTGTTGAAGCTGTCGTTGAAACGATCTCTGAACTTGGCATTGACGTGATGATTGTTGACCCGTTCGTGTCGACGCACCAGGTCAATGAAAACGACAACGGCGCAATCGACAAGGTGGCCAAGCTTTGGGCGCAGGTCGCTGACCGGACGAATTGCTCTATCGATATCGTGCATCATTTGCGTAAGGTGAGCGATCGTGAAGCGACGGTTGAAGATGCTCGCGGCGCGGTCTCTCTTATCGGTGCGGCACGTTCGGTGCGGGTGCTTAACCGCATGTCGGAAGCGCAAGCCAGTGAGGCTGGCCTTACACACGAAGCGCGCTTCTCATATTTCAGCGTGGTCTATGGCAAATCTAATTTGTCAGCACTTTCGCACAAGGCTGACTGGCGGAAGCTGGAAAGTGTCGCTCTGGGGAACGGGCAGGGCCTGACCAAGCCTCAAGACCATGCGCCAGTCGTGACGTCATGGGCATGGCCGACGAGCGAGGAAGTTGCTGAAACACTGACCGAAGACGAACGCGACGCAATACGAGGGGTTGTGAACGGCGGTATGTACAAGCCGGCACCGCAGGCCAAGGATTGGGTAGGGCGTGCCGTGGCGTATGCACTGCAGCTGGACGTCGACGAAGAGACAGACAAGAAGCGTGTCGGCATGATCACCAAGGCGCTGTTCGCGGAGGGCTTCCTCATGAAGGTGGAAGACCGGGACCCTGTTCAGCGCAGGGCGACGACGTTTGTTCGAGCGATGTGAAGAGAGCGCCCTACGGGGCGCTTTTTTATTGCGCTATGCAAATAATGGCGGCGGATTGAAAGCCTGTGATGCGGCACTGCTTGCTGTAGCAATAGGTTTTACTGCGTTAGTAATTTTTTAAGCATGTAGTGTAGTTGATAGTAAGAAAGGTCCAATGATTGGTGCTGTTGCGATAATGTTACAGACATTTTCCTGCTGCACTCTATATATGGGGTAACGGATAATTTAAACACTCTATTGGGGTTTTGGGGAAATACTATGAAAATCAAGTCAATACTGCTTGCTACTACTTTTGCTTTTGCCGGAATTTCTGCTGCAAACGCAGCCGATGCTATCGTTTATGAAGAACCAGTTGCTGTTATTGCTCCAGCTCCAGTGTTTTCATGGACTGGTGGTTATCTCGGCGGACAGATCGGTTATGGTTGGGGTAAGTCCACGTACAGCGATGTTGATGGTTTCGGCGGCCGGTTGAAGCCAGATGGCTTTCTTGGAGGCCTCTACGCTGGTTATAACTTCGACGTTGGCAATAGCATTGTTCTGGGTGTTGACGGCGACGTTACCTACAACAATCTAAAGAAGCGCTTCTCGGAAACCGATGAAGATGGCGATTTTGATAGCGTTGAAACAAAGCTGCGTTGGTCGGGTGCAGTGCGTGCCCGAGCAGGTGTAGCAGTGGACCGATTCCTGCCATATATCGCAGGTGGTGTTGCTTTCGGAAGTGTAAAGAACTCCGGTACTTCTATCGTCGACGGTGTAGAAGAAGGCTTCTCAACGAGCAAAACACACACCGGCTGGACTGCTGGTGCTGGTGTTGACTACGCTGCAACTGACAATGTGATCGTTCGTCTCGAATACCGTTACACCGATTATGGCCACAAGAACTTTGAAATTGATGGTGAAAATACCCGCAATAAATTCAAGACCAATGAAGTTCGTCTTGGCGTAGCATACAAGTTCTAAAGTTCTACCTCCCGTCTAGCTGAGCCGCCTAGAGAAATCTGGGCGGCTTTTTCTATTTAAAACCCAAAGCAGCACAACCCGATGTCACAATCAAAATACAACCATAGGTAACGCGTAAGTCTTGTTGCGTAAGTCTCAAAAAACCTAAAAAGACTTGCGCAAAAGCACGCTGCTTTTAGTGCGTAAGAGTTCTTATATAGAAACTTACGCACAAAGCGCGCAGCGCGTAGTTCTATGCGTTTGAGAACTACGCACTTTTTAGAAAATTTCCTGATTGAAAAATACAACCTGATTTGAGGTTGGTTGAAATTTTGCCGGTCGACGCTTGACCGGCCTGTCACTCCCACCATGATGTGAATTGTTCCGCTACCAACGGAAGCCCACCAAGCTGACGCACCATGAACACGAGGAGAGACCATGACACGAAGACCTGCGCCGAAAGGCGCGTCATCCAGCATGCTGAGTCCAAGCAAGCTCAGTTCCAAGCCAGCAGCAAAACCAAAAGCCACGACCCAGACCGTCCGCATTAATGGCGTCCGAACAATCATCACGACACGCGATGGCAAGGTGACGACAAAAGCAGCCCTGCCTCTGGAGCGGGAACTGCAAGCTGCGCAGGTCCGGGCATTACGCAGATTGCCAGAATACGTTCACACAGCGCGAGAAGTGTTGCCGGGAACATTCACACTGGCCGGAGATCAAAACGCAGCCAAGCGTGGCCCCAAGGCGAGAGCGGAGGCATTAGCGGCAGGACTGACGCCGGGAGAAGCAGACGTCCGGATTTATCTCTACGGTGGTGTACTGCGGCAGATTGAAAACAAGGTCGGCAAAGCAAAGCTCGAACCAAGCCAGATAACCCGCCATCCGTTGCTTGATGCTCTTGGCTTTCCCGTCGTGGTCGTCAGGGCAGTGACCGAAGATGATGCAGCGGAGCAGGCAGTGAGGCTGGTTAAAGGCTGGCTGAGTGAAAGCGCGACAAACCAAGCTGCGTAAGTGACGAACCAAACACGAGGAGAATTTTATGAGCAATGCGGTAACAAACAAAATCATCCCTGAAGGGTTCTATTGGTCAAAGTTGTGCGGGATTGCCTTGAGGAAGAGACAGCTTGGATCACCAGTAACGGTAGAGCGGCACACTATGGCCCCAAGTTCTTTGTTGAGGCGGGTACTTGCTGAAATATCGCCTGTCGAGAGCGACGCAAATGAAGCCAAAAAACTGACATCAGAAGACGCTTCCCGTTACGGTTCCGCACTGTGGTCTGGTAAATTGAAAGAATATTTCTCTTGGAGAGACGAGCAGGGCTTGTCGTGGTGGCATGAGCAAGAGCGCCTTTATCCTTCCGCAGCAAATGATAATTCGGCGGTAGCGGTCAGGAAGGCAGCATGAGCAGGCACAAGTCCCTTGCCGGAGCCATGACTGCTTTGATGGCTTACAAAAACCGGCCTGAAAGCGAAATCATACCCGTTTCAACAAACTGGAATGTGGTGCCTGAGAATAGCAACGAACCCGAAGCGATATCGCAGATGCATACTGAACGACGCATTCAGATACTTCCGACCGTTGAAGAAATCATGCGGAATGTCGGCAGTGAGGACATCGAACGCAACGAACTAGGCCAGATAGTTCGTATAGGTCGCCTCAAATTCAGCGATGGCACGCAGGTTGAGGCTGGAAACAAATATGGACCCGGTGGCGAGGTAATCGCCACCAAACATCGGATGCCAGCGGGTGCAATGCTTGGATGCCGCGAACAGGAGAGCAGAACACTAGGCGGAGATGAGAATCCATCCGAAGTTGCAGCAAGTAACAACTACTTCCTAGCTGCGTTTGAATTAAAGCGCCGAGAGCGTATTCCATCAGGCAAAAAGACGAAGCGAACATATCAAACGCATGACCAGGCAAAAGAGGAACTAGCGAAGGCGTACGCAAACACGCCAGAGCTACCGCCAGTAACTATATGTCCGCCGGGGCTGCCGAACGCAGGCAACCGCATTGGAGACAGCTTTCTTGGGATGAAGAAAACGACAACCGGTGAATCGGGATCAATGGGATGGCAGGACGTTTCTACTGCCCTGGTAGATCGTGAGATATGGGCCCAAGCCATCGAGGCGCTATCGGAGAGGGATAGAACGGCAATGGATACGGCGGCACATGGAAAGGTGAGGAACTACGAAGGGTTAGGGATATCTTTGGGCTTCAAGCCAGAATATTCGCGACGCAAGGGCGGGCGGAAGGCCTTAACAGCGGCCAATGATAATCTTCAAGAAAACATAAAAAGATTTTCTGCTTAGGTCCATATTCCGCATAGTTATGGTTCTTAGATGTGAAGGGGTCGAGATAGAAACATTGCGACCCCAAACAATTCCGGCCACGGACCCTGCGCTATGCTGTATTAAGTGCAGCCTCTGAGTGCGGGGTAACTACCCGACGACGGTATTCAGTCGTCAATCTGAAAAGCAAGCGCAATCCCCTGCAGTCATTGGCTCGCAGGCATAGGCAGTGCACGCCTGCATTGCGCTTGCCAATCTATTCATATCCCCGGCGCCGTTTCTCCTCCGGCAGACGGGATGCGGCGGGTTGAGCTCATTCCTGTGGGCTCCCCGCCGATCAATTTTCATCTGGGTGTAGCTCAGTTGGTAGAGCGCTCGGCTTGGGTCCGAGAGGCCGCAGGTTCAAGCCCTGCCACCTTGACCAGTTTCATCAAGAAGAATTATGCGGAGTGGAGAAGTGGTCATCTCGCTTGGCTCATAACCAAGAGATCGTCGGTTCGAATCCGACCTGCCGCAACCAAACAAAACCAGCAACGCCTATGACGGCGCACTCAAGCTGGTTACTATCGTGAGGCCAGACCATGACACAACGCACATGGCTCCGCCTCTATAAGACTGCCAGATGGCAGCGAATGCGCGAGCGACAGCTGACAGAGCAACCACTCTGCATGTTCTGCCTGCAGGTTGGCGACGTAGAACCTGCGACCGTGTGTGATCATGTTATCGCTCATAAGGGCGACGAGTTCCTCTTCTGGGATGCTGGTAACCTCCAGTCACTTTGCAAGACGTGCCATGACCGAACCAAGCAGCGTTTGGAGCGAGGTCAGGACATCGTGACCTTCGGGGCTGACGGGTGGCCGGTTTGACCCTTGGGGGCATCAAAAAGTCGACGAAGGTCGAAAACGCCGGAACGGCGAGGGTCCATCGCGCACGCATCCGCAATTCAAAATATGACCCCTCTTGAAGGATTTCCCCAATGGCAAAGCCGAGAAATCCCCTCGGCAAGGCTAAAATCGAGGGGAGAGACAAGAAAGACCCACAGCGCTTCAAAAGCCGCACCGACGCTAAGGCTTACGGCCCGCTCGGTAATCCTCCCGCATGGTTGAAGGATACGCCGGAGCTCAAAGCCAAGGCTGCGTGGAAGCTGTTTGAAAAAGAGCTGCCGTGGCTGAACCAGTCACACCGCACTCTTGTCGGTATGGCGGCCAATATTCAGGGCCGCATCATGGCTGGGCAGGAAGTTGGCGTGCAAGCGATGAACTTGCTGCGTCAGATGCTTGGCCAGATGGGTGCAACGCCTGCCGACGCATCGAAAGTTGCGACCGGTGACGACGGCGATGAGAAGGACGATCTGCTTGACTGATATGCCTGCGCTGGAGCGTGTGAGCGCTTACGCGCAAGCTGTCCTTGACGGAACTGAGATTGCAGGCCCGCACGTTCGGAACGCTTGCCAGCGTCATTTCGACGATCTGGCAACAGGCCATGAGCGCGGGCTGTGGTTTGACGACGAGGAAGCTGATCGTGTGTTTCGCTTCTTCGAAGAGCGCTTGAAACTCTCAGAAGGCCAGTTTGAAGGCAAGCCCTTCAAGCTGCACGCATCGCAAGCATTCAAGCTCGGTTCGTTGTTCGGCTGGAAGCGTGAGGACGGTTCCCGCCGTTTTCGTCGTGCGTACATCGAAGAAGGCAAGGGTAACGGCAAGTCTCCATTCGCTGGCGGTGTCGGTCTATTTGGATTGATCGCCGACAAGGAAGCTGGCGCACAGATTTACGCCGCCGCTGCCAAGAAAGAGCAGGCCGGGATTTTGTTCCAGGACGCTGTGAAAATGGCCCGGGCCGCACCGGCTTTGATGCAGCGTGTGAAGTTCAGCGGCGGTATCGGCCGCGAGTTCAATATCGCACACCATAAGTCACAATCGTTTTTCCGTCCGATCTCGAAGGATTCGGGAAAGTCGGGTTCTGGTCCACGACCGCATTTCGCGCTTTGCGATGAGGTGCACGAGCATCCAGACCGATCGACGATGGAAATGCTCGAGCGCGGCTTCAAGTTTCGTCGCCAACCGCTGCTCCTGATGATTACGAATTCTGGCAGTGACAAGAACAGCATTTGCTGGGAAGAGCACGAGCACGCAGTTCGGGTTGCAGCTGGGACGCAGACGCCAGACGAGGTGTTTAACTACGTCGGTGAAGTCATCGATGACACGACGTTTGCATGGGTTTGTGCGCTCGATAAGGCTGATGACCCTCTGAACGATCCGACTTGCTGGAAGAAAGCTAATCCACTTCTCGGGGTGATTCTGACGCACGAATATCTTGCAGGCGTTGTTGCTCAGGCCAAGCAGATGCCGGGCAAGCTGAACGGCATTCTGCGTCTGCACTTTTGCTGCTGGACCGATGCCGATAAGGCATGGATGCCGCGTGAGACTGTCGAAAGCGTCATGGACGACTTCGACCCCGAAGATGATCATGCTGACAAGCCGGTTTTCATGGGTGTCGACCTCTCGGGCAGTAAGGATATGACTGTACTTGCCTGCGTGGTTCCTACGGGTTTCATGGAAATGGAACGTGATGACGGAGCTACCGTCAGTCTGCCGACCTTTGATGCGTGGGTTGAGGCTTGGACGCCACAAGAAACTCTGCAAGCCAGAGCGCAGGCCGACAAAGCGCCGTATGAACTATGGGTGCAGCAAGGCTGGCTCAATGCTACGCCTGGCAAACGTGTCCGATATGACTTCGTTGCAGCACGCCTCCAACAGCTTGACCAGCAATTTGAAATCAAAGCGATTGCTTACGACCGCTACGCTTACGACAAGTTTCGCGAAGAGGTAGACGCGCTCGGCATTGAAGTCGACCACGTTGCCCATCCGCAGGGCGGTAAGGTCAGGGCTAAGCCTGAACCATCCAAGGTCGAAGCCGCTAAAGCTGCTGGCCTGCCATCGCCGCAAGGCTTGTGGATGCCGGGTTCAGTGCTGGCACTAGAAGATATGATCATCGATGGCCGAATTCGCATGAGGCGAAACCCGGTGTTGATGACTGCGCTCATGGGAGCCACGTTCGATCACGATCCGCAGGAAAACCGATGGTTTGTCAAAACGAAAGCTTCGGTTCGCATCGATGCCGCCGTCGCTCTGGCAATGGCTATCGGTGCTGCGATGGATACGCCGATTGAGCCAGATGAAAACCTCGATGACTTTATCAATAACATGGTCGTCATCGCCTAACTCACGACGGAGCGAATATGGGCTTCATTGATCGATGGGTCGGAAAACCCATCAAGCTCACCGACGGCGAGTTCTGGCGAGGTTTTTTCGGCCTTGGAACGACGTCAGGTGAAACAGTCAATTACGAAAAGGCTCTTGAGCTTGATGCCGTGTGGGCGTGCGTAAATCTCGTAGCGAACTCTGTGAAAACGCTGCCATGTAACGTTTTTAAAGACGATGGCGTCACAATCGATCGTGAAAACGTTCTCTATGAGCTGCTCCACGATATGCCCAATCTTGACGACACCGCGTCCGATTTTTGGGCCATGGTTGCGATGTGCCTTTGTCTGGACGGCAACTTCTTTGCGGAAAAGAAGATGAACGGCGGCAGGCTTACTGCTTTGAACCCTTTTCATCCACTCGCGGTTAAGGTCTGCCGTGACGATCGGAATAATCGCTATTACGAAGTGACTGAGACTACCAAAGGCAAGTCAGGCACAATCCGTCGTATCAGCGAAGACAAGATGTTTCACGTCCGCGGCATGGTCATTCCCGGCTGTGATCGCGGTCTTTCGCCAATTGGCGTTGTCAGGAACACTGTCGGCAATGCGCTTGCGGGTGAAAAGACGGCTGGCAAAATGTTTGCCAACGGCATGCAGGTTGCGGGCGTTCTTTCATCTGACCAGATCCTGAAATCAGAACAGCGTAAACAGCTTGGTGAAGTTCTTGGCCAGTTTGCCGGGTCTGAAAAGGCCGGCAAGATTGCTGTTCTGGAAGCTGGACTTAAATACCAGCAGCTAACGATCAATCCTCAAGACGCTCAGATGCTCGAAACACGACAGTTCAGCGTTGAGCAGATATGCCGTATCTTCGGCGTGCCCCCTGTCATGATTGGTCATGCTTCAAACGGGACGACGACGTGGGGTAGCGGTATTGAGCAACTTATCCTGCAGTTTACTAAGACCTGCCTCACGCCATTGCTGCGCAGCATTGAATCGGCCGTCTATCGCGATTTGCTAGACGCAAAGACCCGCAAAACGACTGTCGTGAAGTTCAATATGGAAGGCTTGCTGAGAGGCGATAGCCAAGCGCGCGCTGACTTCCTGCAGAAGATGGTCAATAACGGCATTTATACTCCGAATGAAGCTCGATCCTATGAAAACAAGGCTGAAATGCCTGGCGGTGACGAGCTCATCGTAAACGGAACAATGCAACCTTTGCACGGCATCGGCCACAACGGCGGACCATCGCTCGATGACGCGCCGGACACGCGCGCTGCTTAAGGATACTTTATGAAATTCGAACACATTTTGACGGCCTTTGAGGCTGAGCCGTGGGCGATTCAGCGCGAAAAACTGGCAGTTCTTGCGGATATTATCGCAGCTCGTGCGGCTGGTGATAAGTTTGTGACGTCTGAGTTTGCTGCTGCTGTTTCTGATGCTCGGGCGAAAGAAATTGCGGAAACCGACGGTAAGGTTGCAGTTATTCCTGTTTACGGGGTTCTCTCTGACCGTATGGACATGTTTTCTGCAATGAGCGGAGGCACTTCATATGCCGGCATCAAGCGGCAGCTCCACAAGGCGCTGTCGAATGACGATGTTAAGGCCGTCGTGCTTGACGTTGATAGCCCAGGCGGTTCTGTACCTGGCACCGATGAGCTGGCCACCGAGATCCGCAAGCTACGCGGTGGCGAAAAGCCGATCATTGCGCAGGTCAACAGTCTTGCCGCAAGTGCCGCATACTGGTTGGCATCGTCCGCTGACGAAATCGTTGTTACGCCTTCGGGCCGAGCTGGTTCGATCGGTGTCTACACCGCGCATGATGACATTTCGGCAGCTTTGGATAAGGCGGGCGTCAAGCGGACGTATATTTCCGCGGGCAAGCACAAGGTCGAAGGCAACGAAACCGAGCCGCTTGGCAAGGAAACGCTGGCGTATATTCAGGAAAGCGTGAACCGTTCGTATGAACGCTTCCTAACAAGCGTTGCCGATGGTCGCGGTATCACAAAAGCCCGTGTGGAAGCTGACTTCGGTCAGGGCAGAGTTTTCTACTCTGAAAAGCTTATCGAGCTGGGTATGGCTGACCGTGTCGCAACGCTTGACAAGACACTGGCACGCTTTGGCGCCGAAACCGAGCCAGCATATGTGCGCCGAGTGAAAGCATCTAACGCCGCAAAGGCCGATGCAGCCACGCTTCTTGCCTCTAAAATGGCAACAGGCGAACAGATTACCAAACGCGAATTCGAGAATGGTTTGAAGGGTCTTCTAAACCTATCGAATTCTGAGGCAGAGCGGGCCGCTCGGCTCTACCTCAAGGAAGGTCAGGGGGCTCCTGACGTCGAGACGGATGCTGCTGCTTTGGCAGCCCTAAACCGGCTTTTGGCCGAAGCAAACACACCACTCTTCAAAAATTAAGGAGCCACACATGGCTGATAATGTACTTGCCGATAAGATCGGCGAGCTTGGTACTTCGCTTGCCTCCATCAAGGAGCAGGTTGGCAATCTCGCTGTAGACTTTACGTCGAAACTTGCTGCTACCGGCGAGGTTTCGGCTGAACTCAAGGAAAAGACCGATAAGGCTCTGTCTGAACTCGGCGACATGACCACGCGCCTTGGCGATCTCGAAAAGCGTGCTGCGCGTGAAAAGGAAGAAGGCGCGAATGAACAGAAGTCGCTGGGCGATCTGGTTATCGACTCTGCCGATTACAAGGCTGGCATGCTGACAGGTTCGTCTCGCGGTTCGATCAAGGTGACGGCAGATCGTGCTGCAATCACTTCAGCCAACACGACGGTAGGCGCTGGTCGTAGTCAGGGCACTTCACTCGTTCCGGGCGCACGCGTGCCGGGCATCTTTGGTCTGCCAGAGCGTACTCTGACGATCCGCGATCTCGTGCTTCCGGGTCAGACTTCTTCTAGCTCTATCGAGTACGTGAAGGAAACCGGCTATACGAACAATGCGGCCCCTGTCGCTGAAACGACTGCAAAGCCATATTCGGACCTGACGTTCGATATGACTTCTGCGCCGGTTCGCACTATTGCTCATCTGTTCAAGGCTTCGCGCCAGATCCTGGACGATGCTCCGGCTCTTCGTTCCTATATCGATGGCCGTGCTCGTTACGGTCTGCGCTTTGCGGAAGAAAATCAGCTACTCAATGGCTCTGGTACTGGCCAGAACATTCACGGTCTGGTTCCGCAGGCAACCGCGTTCAATCCGGCGTTCGCCGCAGAGAATGAAACCGGCATTGACCGACTGCGCCTTGCGATCCTTCAGGTCGTACTCGCTGAATACCCGGCAACGGCATTTGTCCTCAATCCAATCGATTGGGCAAAGATCGAGCTGACCAAGGATCTTGGCGGGAATTACATCATCGGCAATCCGCAGGGATCGTTGACGCCAACTCTCTGGAACCTGCCAGTGGTTTCCACTCAGGCTATGGCTGCAGGTGAATTCCTCACTGGTGCGTTCAGCTTCGCTGCACAGATCTTCGATCGTCTCGATATCGAAGTGTTGCTGTCGAGCGAGAACGTCGACGACTTCGAAAAGAACATGTTCACGATCCGCGCGGAAGAGCGACTGGCGTTCGCTGTCTATCGTCCAGAGTCGTTCGTAACCGGCGACGTCGAAGGCGCTTAATGGGGGACGGGGAGCTTCAGCTCCCCTTTTCCAGATTGGAGAGAACATGACTGATTTTCTAGAAGTTAAAGCCCTAAAGACTTTTGCTCTCGGCAAAGATCTAAAAACTCGCAAGAGCCCGTCTTTCGAAGTTGAAGCTGGCGAAGCTCGACAGCTGGAAGCACAGGGCCTTGTGTCTTTGGCTGGCAAGACAGATGCGCCTAAGGAAGCGGACGGCGTCACGCCAGAGAATGGCACCAAGCCCAAGCAGAAGGCGAAATCAGATGGCAGTATCGACAAAGACACGTAAGAGGCGGGTAGCCAGCTATATCGGTGCCGGGGTTGTCACTCCAAATCCTCAGCCCGAACCGGAGCCAGAAGTGCCGCCTGAAGGTGGTGGCGATGGCTCTGATTGATCTTGCTGTATTCAAGCGACACCTTCGTGTTTTTCACGACGACGAAGACGATGAGCTGACGCTTTATCTGGTGGCCGCAGAGACTGTTGTCGTTGAATATCTCGATCGCGCGGTCGTCGCAGCGGGTCAAACTCCATCACTTCCTGATGGAATCGTCATTAATCCCGCTGTGTCAGCTGCAATCTTGCTTGTCGGCTCAGACCTTTACGAAAATCGCGAGCCTGACATGGGCGCGAGCGGAGACGCAGTGCTACCACGGCATGTTCGAGCGCTGCTCTCGGCATACCGGGTTTGGCGGGACTAAATATTCAGCGTGGCAGAGAGAATGGGCAGCCAATGTTTGCTTTTGCCCATTTGCCCCAGACCGTCTCAAACCGATCATGTGGAAAGGCCTGCCGGTCTTTGTAAAATGACGCATCCGCATACAGCAGCTTGGTCCTCAATAGCTCCATCATGAAGTTGAGAAGCAAGTGTTTCCTTTTTGTGAGTAAATCGACGACTGGTTCATCTAGATCGGATTCAGAAAATTCACCTGCTTTGTTCGGCAGGTCAAAAATCCTCACGCGCACAAGATGCCTCATGATTGGATCTGGATTCAATCTCCAGACTGATCCACCCGGCTCATCGTAAAACGGCTGAGTATGTTGATGATTGTCGATGACTGCTTCGCAGCATGTAAGAATATTGTTGACGATGTCGGAAAATACGTCGGTCACAACTGAAGTATGTGTGCTGTTCGGCAAGCTAAGAACAAGATTTGACCATCCATGCTTTCTGACAAGCAAGGAAATCTGAAACTCATCAAAAATTTCGTTTTGTTCTGCAATCATCGATACACGCGCGCGGCTGATTGGCGTTTGAATTTTGCTCTAACCGCGCTTCTCCAGTCTTTGCCGCCATATGATCAGACTCGTTCTTTGCTGTCGAGCGAAGGAGGGAAAAATGCCCCACGTCCGCTTCTCCGAAGACTTCGACTGGAAGCCACTCCCGCAAGTCACGATTGCTTATAAGGCTGGCTGGTCCGGCCTTGTGACTACACCGTGCGCAAATTCTGCCGTTAACGCCAACAAGGCTATGCGTCTGAAAACCCCGAAAAAAGGTGAGAAGGATGGCGAAACGTAAGGGCGCAGGCGCGCTCAACAACATCGTCGTCTTTCAACAGCGTGAAGCGGTGCGGGACGAAGGCGGTGGCACTAGCCAAGAGTGGGTAGACAAGTTCGAAACTTCTGCTCGTTTACAACCCCGACTTGGTTCTGAAACCGATATCGCCGCTCGTACCCAAGGTATCCAGCCTTATACGCTTGTTGTCCGCAGTGAACCGAGAACACGAGACGTCACGCCGTCATGGCGCGTGAGAAACAAGCGGACTGGCGTTCTTTACGAGATCCAGTCATGTGCTAACCCCGACGAGGTTAATCAGTACATCGAAATGCGCGCTGTCGTGCGGGGCGGTGGCTGATGGCAACAAAGACTACGGGTCTCACGCAGTTAAATCGCAAGCTTAAGCTTTTGCCTCAAATAGCCCAGGATCTCATTCGAAAAGCCATGGAAAGAAGCGCGGAAGAGATTTGCGACATGATGCGCAATCTTGTTCCCGTTGACGATATGGTGCTTCATGACAGCATTGGCTGGACGTGGGGCAAGGCTCCGCCAGGCAGCATTACAATTGCTTCTGTGGATTCCCTTGTCGGAGATGACACGACGATCACGATCTATGCTGGCAACAAAGAAGCTTACTACGCGCGCTGGGTCGAGTTTGGCACTACGCGCTTTACGAACAAGGGAATGTTCGCCGGCACGAAGAATCCCGGTCAGGGAAAACAGCCATTCTTCTACGTGAGTTGGCGCGCCAAGAAAAAAAGCACTAAGCGCCGCATCAGGTCTGTAGTGACGAGAGCCGCGAAAAAAGCCGCAGCGGGGTATTAAGGAATGGACCCTGTATGGGAACTTCAAACCGCTATCTATGCGCGGTTATCGCAGGATGCTGCGCTGACCTCGCTTATCGGTGCCGACAAGGTTTATGACAATCCTCCCGCCGATCCTAATGGCAATATACCGGCCGCGACCTATCCATATGTTTCATTCGGCAGCGCTTCATCTTCTGATGACAGTGCCGATTGCGTTGATGCGGTCGACGTCACTTTCCAAATTAATTGCTGGTCGTCTCTGCCAAGTCAGAAACAGGTTCGACAAATCGCTGACGCTGTAACCAAAGCGCTTAAACGATGGGAACCTCCACTCACGGTGAACGCACTAGTCACCTTCGATTATTGGCGGACTGACTACATTCGCGCTCCCGGCATGAATCAGGCGTCACTCCAGTACACGGCCGTGATTGAGACGCCGTAACTCGCAGGCTTATGTATGGCTATTACTAAAGTAGTTAGGTACTGCGCAGTTTGTGAGACTGAGCTGGTACCTAAGCAAGGTCGATCGAAATTTTGCATTAGGGCATGCGAACGAGAAAACGAAAAGCGTGTAAGAAAAGAAAAGCGACTAGATACCCCGGGCGCGATTGTTCTTGGTCACCCTTTTTCTTGCTTCACTTGTGGTCGCGAGACGATAGCCACTGGCCCAAAGTCGAAATATTGTGAAGACTGCCGATATGAATCCAGGCTGGCATCGTATCGAAAATACAACAATCGAGACATTGCCAAACAGCGCGCTCGAGAACGACTGAAATTCGACCCTAAATATGCATTAGATAGGCGTATTAGCTGGTCTATTTGGGATTCGATTAAAAACGCGAAAGCCAATCGAAATTGGGAAGACATAGTCGGGTATTCCATCGATGATCTGTCTGCTCACATCGAAAAGCAATTTCTGCCAAGAATGACTTGGGAGAACATGGGGCGTTGGCACATTGATCATATTCGCCCAAAATCATCGTTCACGTACACGTCGGAAGATGACGCTGAATTCAGGGATTGCTGGTCACTCACTAACCTTCGGCCCTTGTGGGCGAAGGATAACGTCAAGAAGAGCAACTCGGCAGATTTCCTAGTTTGATCTTAAATCACAAAACAATCACCAGCTGCCATTTGGCGGCTTTTTTTATATGGAGCGCCACATGGTAGCTGCTACAACGATTAAATCTGGGAAGATCCGCGTATTGCTCGGCAATGACGCGACTCCGATCGTCTACACCAATCCCTGCGGATTCACGCAGCGCTCAATTACAATCACAAAGGGCCTCGAAGAGGTCAATATTCCTGACTGCGAGAACCCAGACCTAGTCGATTGGGTTGGCCGCGACGCAACTAGTCTTTCGATGAGTGTAAGCGGCGAAGGCGTGTTGGCTGCTGAAAGCGTCGACGCATGGCTTGAAGCCGTTGACAGCATCGATTCAGTGCCTGTGAAGGTCGAATGGGAATTCCCATTGAAGACGATTACATGGACTGGGTTCATGCACGTTGAAAGCATGGAGGTTGGCGCAACCAACGGCCAGCGCGCGACGAACAACGTTAGCCTGCAGTCCGACGGCGTTATGGTGCGCACGTCTACGCCGGTCACACCGTAATGAGCCGCGACGCATCTGTGTCGCTCGACTTTGCAGACGGAACTTACACGTTCCGTCTCGCATGGGGCGAGCTTGAAGAACTTCAGGAGAAATGCGACGCGGGTCCTTACGTAGTGTTGGAACGTCTGCACAATCGCTCTTGGCGCATCAAAGATATCAGCGAAACGATCAGGCTTGGCCTTGTCGGCGGAGGTTTGGAGCCCACCAAGGCGCTGACGCTCATTCGTCGATATGTGACCGATCGCCCACCTCTTGAGAATCTGACCCTGTCGCAAGCAGTTCTATCTGCGGGTCTCGTCGGAGCTCCGGAGGAGAAGGTGGGGGAGCAGGAAGCGGCAAGTCAGAAGAAATCGATAGTCTCCCCAATGGAAAACTCAGATTTGCCGCCATCTACGGAAACGGAGCTGCAATAGGCTTTAGCCCGCAGGAAGTCAGGCTAATGTCGATGTGGCAGTATATGGCTGCGCTTGATGGTTACATCAAATCAAATACGCCAGACGAGCCGGGCAAACTGTCAGAATCCGAGAAAGACGATCTTTGGGATTGGCTGCAGGGTGGTTAGTCCTTGAATGGGTTCAAGGATTTGCCGCTAAACGAGCTTTTATCGATCGTGATCTGATACGTCCCTGCTGGGAATTTATAAGGAGCGCAGCGCATTAGAGCTCTCTGCAAGGAATTGCCGACTGCGTGATGCATTGCCCCCTTCTTATATTTCTTAGCAGTGATGTCGACCAATTCACCTCGGCTGTCAATTTCAACCGACATAACAAACTTATCAGATCCATCTATCCCAGATGGCGCATTCCAGCACTTCAAAGCTGCCGCCTGAAAACCTGCATCATCAAGAGCCAATGCCGGTGCCGTGAGTGCTGACAGCGCGATGACGCTTGCAATAATTATCTTCATAAAAGGCCCCCAATGGCAACAGATCTTGAGAAACTTGTAGTTCAGCTCGCTGCTGACCTCAAGGGCTTCGAACGTTCGTTTAATCGTGCAGTCGGCATCACCAACCAAAAGATGGCTCAGGTTGAAAAGCGATCCGATCAGGCAGCCAGGCATATTGAAAGCGCGTTTAACCGCATTTCGTTTGGTGGTCTAAACTCTGCATTGGCTGGTGTTGGCGTTGCATTTGGTGCGAAAGAGATCGCCTCATATGCCGATGAATGGACACGCGCAGGAAACCTTATCCGTTCGGCGGCAACCTCGACAGGTGTTGAGGTTCGATCGCTGGATGAGCTCAAAGAAGGCGCTAATGCTGCACGTACAAGCTTGCAGGATTATACAGAACTCTATGCGCGCCTAATTCGTTCTGCATCGGCCGTCGCTGAATCTGAAAGCCAAATTTCTCTCGCGACTGATCTGGTTTCAAAGGCATTTAAGGCCGGGGGAGCAGCTGCTCAGGAGCAAGCGGCCGGTATCCTGCAGCTTGGTCAGGCGCTAGGGTCTGGCGTATTGCAGGGCGATGAACTTCGTTCGCTGCGCGAAAATGCGCCGATCATTGCTAAGGCTATCGCTGATGAGTTTAAGACAACCATCGCCGGGCTCAAGCAGTTAGGCGCTGATGGCAAGCTAACGTCTGACCGTGTTTTCAAGGCCATTCTCAATGCTCAAAAACCAATTGAAGCACAGTTTAGGGCGACGAACGCAACCATCAAGGACGCGTTCACTCAGGTCAATAATGAATTCCTGTCGTACATCGGCAATGCTGATGCATCGTCCGGCGCAAGTGCCAAGCTTGTAGCTGCTCTTCAGTATGTTGCCGACAACTTCAAGGAAGTGGCTGACGTCGCTGCAACCTTTGCGACAGTCATAATCACGGCTTTGACAGGTCGGGCACTCGGCGGACTGGCTGCAAGTCTTCTTACTGCGCTCGGGTCTCTCGGCAAGTTCCTCACCGCGATGCGAACAGGCGTGCCAATCGTCACGAGCTTTGCCGCAGCTCTCGGGCCTATCGGCTTGCTGGCAGGAGCTGCTGCCGCAGCTGTGTTGTTGCTGTATAACAATATGGATGGTGGCGATCGCGCTGCGAAGTCCTTCACTGAGGCGGTTCGGGGTAATGAAACGGCTCTGAACAATGCGGCCACGGCTTCCCGCAACTACCAAGCTGAACTAGTTAAGCAGATCAGCTTGCAGTTGGAGGCGGCAAAGACGGCCGAGACGCAGGCTAACGCAGATTTCTACTCAGCTTTAGGACGAGCAAATTCGTTCAAAGAATTTACTGGCTTGGAGTTTGCGCCTTTAGAATACGCTGCCAACCAAGCTCAAGCACAGGCAGGTATCCTTAGCCGTGCTGTTGGCGATCTAGAAGTCCAAAAAAAGCGCGCAGAATCCATTCTTGCTTCAACGCCGTCTGGTTATGGCAAGGGCATCCAAACCCCGGCTGACGACAAAGATAAAAAGAAGAAAAAGAAAACGCCGGAAGAGCGTTTCGACAGCGACATGCAGCGTGTCACAGATCGAACCGCCGCACTTATTGCCGAGACTGAGGCTCTTCGCCAACTTAACCCGCTGATCGATGATTACGGTTTTGCTGTTGAGAAGGCACGCACAGAGCAGGAACTGATTAACGCCGCACAAAAGGCCGGCGTAAAAATCACTCCTGAACTGCGTTCTGAGATTGCAAAGACTGCCGAACAATGGGCCTTGGCAACTGCTGAAGCGAATAAGCTTTCGGAAGCACAAGACAAAATCCGTCAACGTGCAGAAGAATGGCGCGACACGGCACAGGACGCCACACGCGGGTTCGTTGATGACCTTATCAACGGCGTGTCAGCAGCAGAAGCTTTAGCTAACGCATTGGATAAGGTGCTTTCGAAGCTGCTGGATATGGCTTTCGATGATATATTTACCAGCCTATTCAAAGGTGGCGGCGGCGGTGGGTTTCTATCATTCCTCGGTATCGGCAAGAAAGACGGCGGTGTCGTTAAAGCTGCGACGGGTGGATTGATCCGCGGACCTGGTGGACCACGTACAGACAGTATTCCAGCGCGTCTCTCTGACGGTGAGTTTGTTGTTAACGCCAAAGCGACCAAGCAGAACCGAACTATTCTTGAGGCGATCAACCGAGGCCGAGATTTGTCACTAGCTAGTGGCGGCATCGCTTCGTTGAAAGCCCCGCCAATGCCGATACTCAGTGCTCCACAAAGATCAGGAGCCGCTGGCCCGATGCGTGTGGATGTTGTGACCCGGTTCGAGAACGACGGCAACTTCCATTCGTATGTTGAGAACGTGTCTCAAAGCACAAGTTCGCGCACAGTCAAAGCATACGACAAGTCAGGGCCAATGCGCTTTGCGCGGGATAGCAAGCAGGCATCAAGGCGGGGTTTAGTGCGATGATAGATCTTCTCTCAACCGTCCGCTTTGTACCGTCTTACCCCCTGCTTAATAATCCGACCAGTCAGACGAAGTTTGGCGGTCGGGTTATTTCGACAGTTGAATTCGTTGATCCGTATCGCACTGTGGATATGGAAACTTTGCCGATGAAGGCCGGCGAGGCGGTTCAGCTTCAGGCCTTCATTGCGGCTGCCAAGGGCGGCATGGAAACGATTGTTTATCGTCCGAAGCACATCTGTATTCCGCGTGCGTATTGGGGTGATCCAACCAACACACACATTACTGGAACGGCGTCACGTGGGACGGTGACTGGTGGCTACACAGTGCAGCTGACCGGCGTTATTCCCGGTTTGCAGTTGATGGACGGCGATATGTTCTCACTGAAGAGTGGCGACTATCGCCAGTTCTTGCAGGTCGCCTACGGCGGTGGTGCTACGGCCGTAAGCACGACGATCACAGTTAAGGTGGATCAGCCGATTGCGTCTTATATCGCAACCGGTGCAACGGCACGTTTCAAGCAGCCCGAAATGAATACCCGACTTGTGAAAGACAGCTTTCAGATGTCAAAAGGTCCGCGACCTACTGCATCTTTCCAGCTGATCGAGGTGCCAAAATAGTTACTTTTCCTTTTTGCTGACCAATGCCACAGGGACGTGAACAGGTCCCTCTATTCGCGTTTTCAAAGGTGAGCACTTTCTGATCAGCAGCATCGCTAAAACACCAAGGCTAGCATCGGTTGATTTGCTGCGATAGGAAACAACAGCATGTTTGATAACGCCACCTTTAGCCAAGTCTATACTGACGATAGCTAGCTGTTCACCCGGACGAGCGCCCATTTTAGATAACGTCGACATACACTGAGTAAGTTGAAGCCGTAGATCTGAGATCTCTTCGTTTGTGTATTTCGGCGTGGTTACGCAACCAGCCAAGCTAAGTGCGATAAGTGGAACTAAGATCTTTAAAGCGCCCCGCATTTGAAAACCTTCATATCAGACTCAAGTTAAGATCGGTTATCACATGGCTTTCCCAACTCGTCTACAGCAATTGCTGGAAGAGGGGCGCATTGTTGTGCGCTCTCTTGGCGAATTCCAGTTCGGCACGGGCTTCTGGTATATGTGGAACGGCTCGTCCGAGTTCACTTGGAATGGCAACACGTACATTCCAAACCAGCTGATTGTGATTGAAGAACCGCCTTATCAGATGGGTGCGGAAGCTCTGCCGATCACCATCACCATGCCGACGGCAGCGGATTACGGTGTGACGCCTGATAAGCTCGCACAAATTGAGAGCGTCGACTACAAGGGCCGAACGGTTATTTTGTCGGATGCTTATTTTGATCCGGACACGCGCGAACTGCTGCACGTCGAGCCGATGTATCGAGGTTTCATAGACACCATCGATCACGAAACCGATGGCGGCGAAATGGTTCTCAAAGCCAATGTGGAAACGTCAGCTCTGGAAAACCATCGTGACGGCTATCGCACCGCCTCGCACGAAGATCAGCAGCTTATCTCACCGGGCGATAAGTTCTTTGAATATGCCTCAGTGGTGAAGCGAGAAAATTTCCACATCACAGCACCGTAAGGATCGCCATGCGACATCCGGAATGGGAAAAACGCCTCGTGGCTGTCACGGAGGCGCACATAAACACGCCTCTGGTCTGGGGAAAGTCCGATTGTCTTCTCACCACATCCGACGCGATTGAAGCGGTTACAGGCATCGAACCTGCTTCTGAAGTGCGCGGCAAGTACAAAAGCCGTGCAGGTGCTTATCGACTGATCAAGCAGCGAGGCTTTGCCAGCTTAAGCGCCGTTCTGGCTGATCATTTCGAGGAAACGCCTGTTGCGATGGCGCAGCGGGGTGACGTTGGTATTTTTGAGAAAACTGTTGGCTACTTCTGTGAATACGGCTTCGCGGTGAAAGGCGAGGACGGTTTGCGCTTCCTGCCACGCACAATGGCCGAGAGGGCCTTCAAGGTTTCCTGATGTTTTACATTCTGGCGATTTTATTCGCGCTGTTGGCAACACCTGCGGCGGCGGACCCTGTTTCTATTGTGACAGGTCTTGTTGGCCTTGGATCGTGGCTGTTCGGCGGTACTGTCCTTGCAAACATTGTGCTTGGCGGACTTCTGGTCGCTGCAAAATACGCGCTCACGTCGATCTTTCAGCAGACGCCTAAGTCTTCAGCCTCTGCGACAGAAACTAAATATGGTGAAAATCTCGTTCGTGAAGTCGGCCTCGGCGTATTTGGCACAATGGGGCATCACGTCTATCGCAATGCATTCGGTAAGGGCAACCGAATGGTGCAGGACGTGTTCAAGCTTTCCGACTTCCGCTGTGTTGAGCTTTTGCGCGTGCAGATGGATGGCGAGTGGAAGAGCCTTAGTCCAACCGATCAAACCTATGGACGTAAACTGCTTAATGTCCACGAAGGGGGCGAAGTCTGGGTTCGCTTCTATCCTGGAACAATGCAGCAAGCTGCCGACCCTCAGCTAATTGCGAATTCTAATCCTTCGGGACGTTGGACTTCTGCACATCGTGGGGCAGGTATCTGCTACGTCGTGGTTACGTCCCGCATGGAGGCCGATAATCTCACGTCTCCTCCGAGCCTTATGTTCGAAGTGCGCGGCGCTCCGCTTTATGACCCGCGAAAAGACAGCACGGTTGGTGGATCAGGAACTCAGCGCAGAAACAATCAGGATACATGGGCTTTCTCCGATAACCCAGCTGTCATGATGTATAACCTTGAACTGGGCATCTACAACGGCACCGAAAAGATCGTTGGCCGAGGTGTTGCCCAGAGCCGTTTGCCGTTATCTGAATGGTTCACCGCGATGAATATCTGCGATGAAGCCATGTCAGACAGTAGCAAGCGCTATACGGCGGCCTTAATTGCTTCATCTGGTGACGGCGTTACGCACGAAACCAACATGACGCCACTGCGCGAAGCTTGTGCAGGATCTTGGATTGAAGGCGTTACAGGTGAGTATCCAATCGTCGGCGCTAATCAGGCCGTTGTTGCGACGATCACTGATGACGACATAGCATGGGAGAAATCTTTCCAACTGTCGTTGACGCGCACTCGGACTGAACTCGTCAACACCGTTGCGGCTTCGTATGTCAGTCCAGAATTGTTTTATGAAACTACATCGCTCACGACGCGCGTTGATGCTGCTGCATTGGCTCAGGATCGCGAGCGACTGGCTTCCAAGGTGGATTACACCGCCGTCACTGATCCGCGTGTAGGCGACCGTCTGGCAGATATTGCTATCCGTGCCTCACGTTATCAGGCGAACGGCAACTTCACCGTTCATCCGAAATTCCTCGGATTGCAGGTTGGCCAGTGGGTTCAATGGGTATCAGCTCGCTATAACCGCACGATCAAGCTTCAGGTTCATTCGAAAGCCCTTGGCGCAATGGGCAGCGACAGTGTTCGCGATGTTTCGATCTCGTGGCAAGAGGTTGGCAACGGCATCTTTGATCCTACAGCTTATGAAACAAATCCGCCTGTTCCGACACCGAATGGAAATCCGGATTACCTTGCTGAGGTGCAAAACTTCGCTGCTATTCCTAACCTGGTTGTAGGGGATAATGGAGAGGAACATCCCGGCATTCGCCTGTTCTGGGATGCGATTGACGACATCACTGTTGAAGGCGTTGATATCCAATATTGGCCTGACAACGACCCGTCACAGGTATTTTCCTCGTTCGTCACGAAAGACGTAACTGTCTTTCAGATTGTCAACGGTCTGACGAGCCTTACTGATTGGTGGGTCAGAACAAGGCTGAGGGTGGCTTCAGGGACAAGGCCGGTAGCTTGGTCTGCATCTGTCAAAGTTCACACCCTCAACGCTCAAGGTGATCAGAACCCAATTGATTACGAGGGGCTTGACGATGATCTGAAAGGTTATCTGGGCTGGATTGGTCCTCAGATGCGCGAAATCATCCGTCAGGCTGAGGAACTCGCAACAACGACATCTGACAACCACAATGCAAAT